CAGTGCCAGCCAGAGATAATTCTCCCAAACCAAGGTTTTTGAGAACCTCAGCAACCAATCCGGCGTCGGCCATTTCTTTTAGTGCGTTCGCAATCAGCGGGTATTGCTGATGCGGGTTAGCCTTTGCCTCATGATCTTTCATGAGTTTGTCGGCGTAGCTCTTCACCTCGATGACTGCATCGTCGACATATTTACGGGTTGCCAGCACGACTGACGGGTCGATTTTTAAGGTGATCGCCGAAGTGCTCGAGACAACGAGAATCATGCGAATGGTCTGCGTTCGGCCGCTCCCCTCAGCCAGTAACGGTTTATAGGTTTCCGGGCAGTTGGCGACAGCAATCAGGATACCTTCATCATCGTAAAGACCGATTTCGCGGATAAAGAAACCGCCCTCGTTTTCCGGGATGATCTGCTCGGCAATAATCTGACCGGTGTCGTTAGCATCTACTGCCAGTGAATTTAGCAGCTCGCGGCGACGCTCGTTAATGAGCTTTGTCTGAGCCGGGTCAGGTGTCGGCAGTGTGCCGTTTCCGTCCCCGACGGCCATTTGTGTAATATTCAGTTTAGTACCGAGTGCGGTCGCGTTTGCCAGTCGCGCCGCGCCCTGATGGGTCAGAATGGCAAAATATTTAGTCGTCATGCGCTTACTCGCAGGTTATCAATCAGATGAATGGCCGAAGCCGGACAAAACTCACCACCGACGACAATCTCCCCGGAGGCATAGGGATATACGGTTAACAGGTCGCCGTCGTAGCAGCTTGCGCCCACATAAGCGCGCCCGGTGGTGCTCAGGCTGATAGCGAGCCCGGTCAGGTGTCGGCTTGCCGGTTTTGCCCCTTCAATAAGGCGCTCGAGCTCGAGATACATCTCATCGGTGATGCCGGTCTCGAGTACGCCAACCACAAGCCGGAAAGTTCCCGGCTCTTCGTTGAGCTCCCACCACTCTTTAACCTCAATCAGATAGCCCAGCGGCTCCACCACGCGCCGTAATGCGGCGATGGTGCCTTTGTGGGCATGAACATAAAATGCGGAGGCGATAACGCTGCGTTTTGTGGCCTCCGGCCATCTCTCATCCCACCGGTCAACCGAAAATGCCCACGCCAGATACGGCAGCAGCCGCACCGGGCAAGTGCGCCAGTTCCACAACGTGCGAAGCGGTACCGGCACACGCTCAATATCTGCGGCCGCGCGGGCGGCGGCGACCTCGAGCAGCGATGAGCCAACAGGCAACAGTCGCTTATTACTCATCGGCCCCCCCGTCAGCGATGTGGTATTCGGTGCAACAGGATGCCTGGTATTTACTGAGCACAATGTCAGCCAGTGGCGCGGCGAGTTCGACACGCTGCACACCTTCGACATGCAGGGCGGCATAGATGGCCGACTGACGAATGTCCCGGCCCAGTCGCTGTTGTGCGCTGATGTATGCCTTCAGTTTTTCCTCTGCGGCCTGACGGATTGGCTCGGCCTCCGGCCCCGGATAAAAATACAGAGTTGCATCAATCTGATACGGCACGATTTCAGCACTCTGCACCGTCACCCTGTCGCCAACCGGGCGCACCTCTTCAGCATTTAGTGCTTTTTCAACGATGGTCAGAAGCTCATCGGATGCGGTGCCGTCATCCTCGCGTGACAGCACGGTGATGGTCACACAGGCCGGTGACGGGCTGACAACCGAGATATCAGCGACCCGACCGTCGGCGCTGCGACCGTGGTATTCATATGCGCCGACCGGACCAGCCACGCTGAGCCCTTCATAAGCCTGTTGTGCGCGTAACCGTAAATCGGTATCAGATTCCATGACGGCGGGTGTCGGCGGGATAGTGCTGTCATCGGCGGGCGTCACAATCTGTCGCGCGGTGTTGTTGTTTCCGGCCATCACATCAAGGTCGTTATTACTCGCATAAGCCAGTGTGCAGCCTTTCGCCGCATCGTTCACACGCTGACGCCAGATAACCTCCCGATAGGCGTTTTCCTCCAGATACTTCACCAGTGGCTCAGACTCAAGGGCGAGAGTACGCGCAACAGCGTCCTGTTGTTCTTCAGGGTAAAGCGAGACCAGCGTCGCTTTGCGTTCCGCGAGAATAGTCTCAAAATCCAGCGTTTCCACGACGTCAGGCGCGGGGAGCTGGCTCAGGTCGATGTTTGCCATAAATTCAACTCACAGGAATAGTCAGTGACAGGGTTTTGCCGGTGTCCCGGGTCTCGCCGGTCAGCTCAACAATCATCTGACCGTTAAACTGACGTTCTACCGTCAGCGAGCTGATGCTGATGCGCGGCTCCCACTTCAGCAGCGCCATATAACAGGCGCACATAATTTGCAGTCTCAGCGCGTCGGTCTGCGGCATATCAATCAGGGAGAACAACAGCGAGCCATAATCGCGACGCATCACGCGAGAGCCGACCGGCGTTCGCAAAATATCGCCACAGCTCTGACGGATGTGATCGGCGTCAGTGATGGCGCGCCCGGTCTCCCTGTTCATACCGATATAACGGGTCGTCATTTCGTGCCCTCCGTCCAGGCTCCACCTCTTTGCACACCGCCGTGACCGTGGCTGTCGACCTGAACGCCGTTGGATTTAAACGTACCGTCGGTGTGTTCGATGTTTCCGCGCATGGTGCCGCCTTGTTGTACCTCAAGCGTCGCCGTCGTCAGTTTGTTGGTGCAGACCACTTCCGGTGTATCGAGGGTGATGCGGGTCTCGGCTTTCACCGTCACCAGCGGTACCGTCGCGGTGATGGAATCCGACGCCGTAACGTCTGCGGTTTTAATGCCGCTCACGGTCAGCGCGCCGGTCTCCGGCTCGTACTCGATAACAGCCCCATCAGGAAAGGTGATGTGAAAAGCATCAGCCGACGCCGACGGCGCGGGGTGGTCATCCGAAAAAATGCCGGGCAGCACAAAAGCGGTGTCGAGTTCACCACCCACGGCCAGCAGTAAAACCTGCTCGCCCACAGACGGAGCCCACCAGACACGTGAACGACCGGCGCGTGTGGTCAGCCACTGAAGCCAGTCGGTAACAATGCCGCCAGTCTGGACGCGACAGCGCCCGTCATCGAGGTCAACTTCGACGACGACGCCGGTGCGTATCAGGTTGCGAAGGAGGCGTAAAGCGTCCTGAAGAGTTGCGCGAGTATTCATACAAGGAAGGATGCCGCCCGGTGCTCTGGACGGCAATTAATGCGGGTTTTACCAGATATGGCACAACATACAAAAACTAGCTTGGGGTAACTGTAACCTGACGAGAAAAAACAACAGGCTCCTTCAATTGCTCACATATAATTTTAAAATTAATAACTCCAGAGCCAATCGTTAAGGGAATGATGACTATTTCCTCATACTCAACAGTTAAGCTCTGTAACACTTTTTTCGCACGCAACGTGATTTTATGGTCCTCTTTCATGACCCACTCATCTTGGTTAACTGTTCCTAAATCAGCCATCCGTTTAATTATTGCTGGCACTTCGAAATGAGGTTTAGCCATTACCATCGATGTATCATCAAAAATACCCATCCTAAAATTTTCGAGTGACATTATAGCACTGAGTCTTTTTTTATGCTTACTTATTGGGGACTCGGGGATTTTTAATTTCGGCTCTTTTATAAATAAGTCTTCATTAGAACCTTTAAGCACTATTAGGAATTCAGGAAAATCAATCTCAACATAAACATTTGACGCAAAAGTCCTCCCATTATTTCTTAAAACGGGCTTCACTGTAATTGCATTGTTTTTGTAATTACAGTGCAATCTCATTTTTTTATTATATAAATCCACATCTTTATCAGTAGGCAGTGAAGAGTTATATGATTCAATCTCATCAATGGTGATAGTGTCCTTCAACTCAAGAGGTACCGCTTCCTTGCATAGTTGTGGAAGGTAATCCTGATAAGTCGACTCCACATCCACCGTCAAAGCTAAGTCATTATCAATCATACTCAGCTCTAATTGAGGTGCATCGCTATGTAATTGGCTTTCATATTCGCGGACTTTTTCCCTTAATTTTCTATTTTCATTAGATAGCTCAGCCAACTCGGCGGTAATCTCTTTAGATGCGACCTGGTCACCGCGCACCCATCCTATTCGTGGATTTCGTCGCATTACTTTTGGTAAGGCGATAGCAACCTTCGTCGCTAACTCATCAATTGTCTCCCAAAAATCACACATTTTGTTAGCTTTAGCTTTTTCAATAAAAGCATTTAGTTGCTTTTCTTTTTGAGGGTCACTTTCTCGTTCATGTGGTTTTGTTAAAACGTCCCTCCCTCTAATAAAAGCCAACACCGGTATATTTAATGATTTAGCATAGTTATATTCCATTTCAGTATAGCTAATACCATCTTTAGAAACGGACCCATACTTATGCCCAATGATAATCACATAATAATCACTAGCATCAATAGTCTCCTTTATTATATCCCACTGCTCAGAGTCATCAGCGCTAAACATCTCCATGCCAACTGGAAAGTGGTATAAACTAAGGACCGTTTCTATGATTTTTTTGCGAGCATCAATTAAATCGACGTATGTAGAGCTCACAAATACTTGATATTTTTTATTTTCCATAACATCCTCACTTGTATAGAAAATAAAATACATAAAATCAATCAATAGATCTAGCCGCCTCAGCTAAAGAAACCATAATTATGTCATGAATCATATTTTTTGATTCATGATCAAACCCGATAAGCATTCGGGCGTCATACTGTACCGGCGCACTGTTTCGCCCAGGCCTATCTTTGAGACCGTACTGATGCACATTCGCCATCCGTTGTACCTTGCCGGTAAATTCCACGACCGCCGAGTCATTCCCCGCTGTGGCTTTCATAAAGCGACTGGTGCGGAGCTTAGCGAACATTTCCCGCTTAACCCGGCCTGTTTTGGCTTTTACCGGCTGGCGTTTTCGGGCGGCGTAAGGTGTCCCGTCCGGGGCTTTCTGCATTTTAATCCGGCGCTGTTGACGGGCTCGCAGGGTCTTAGCGATATCTGCGGCCATTCTGCGACGGGCGGCAGGAGACAGCGCTGCTATCAGCCCCGTGAGCGTATCGTCAAAGGGTTTAAAGTCATTCATGCAATCGACTCACGAGCTCACCGTTAACATACAGCTCAACTGGCCGGGTAACGGGCTCCGGCGGCTGCGGCTCTTCAGCCTGTTCAACGTGAAGCTTATCCCCCTGTTCTTTAACGATAGTGCGCTCGGTCAGCATCAGACTGATACTGATATCGACGCTGTCGTTGTCGTTGATATCGGCAAAATAGGTGAATCCCTTTTTACGCCCTTCATCGGTCGTCATAATGTCAGCCTGATGTATGCGTAGCCACGCCTGAATCGGGACGAGTAACAGCTCGATATCATCCGTGAAATCGGTCACCACCACATTCAGCGTGTACCGGTTCTCAAACGACAGCGACGTCGCCAGCGTCGAGGCCAGATTCCCGTTGTCGATAAAGACACGCATCATATCGGGGTTTCGTGCCAGCACCGGCACGGCGTCAGTTAAGGCTTTTCGCAGACTCTTCGGCTTGTACATCGATTTTATCCTGACAGTGTTTTATCGTTCTGACCTGAAGCGCACAGCGCTCGAGGGCGCTTTCGAGCTGGCGTATATCCGCGCTCAGGTCGCCATTGGTAGTCGGGTCACTTCCCGGCATCGGGCAAAGGCTGACCTTCGGACATGCGTTGTAAACAATCACCGGCGTCGGCACAGGCGGCGCGCTGGTGCAACCGGCGCACAGCATCAGGTAAATCAGCGCTATACCAGCGGCGAAGCTGTTCATTTTCATTGAGTAACCTCGTAATGGTCTGTTCCCGACGCTGTGCCCGCGCTCCGGCATCGATGAGCTCACCGCGCAGTAAGACCTGAGCGGTCTCATTTTCCCCACGGATACGGGAGGCCGTTTTAAGCTGGCTTTTCAGCATGGTAATCACCGTTTTTTGGTCACCGGCGACTTTATTCGCCCGTTCAAAGGAACGGGTCAGACTGGTGTTTTCGTGGCGCATCCAGAGCAGCCCGGCCACGGCCAGCACTAACAACACGACTATCGTTTTCATTTCACCCCCTTCAGGCAGTAGGTGCGCTCACGAAAGCGGCGGTTTTCGACCCCGGCATTACGCTCACCATTCACAAACACCCAGCGGGTGAGCTGGTCACAGGCCTGCCACCATTGCCGGTGTTTCAGGTGATACACCAGCGTCGAGCGACAGGCCGCGCCGGTGCCGACGTTAAAAGCGAAGCTGACCAGCGCGTCATAGACGGCGGGTGGCATGTCCACCGGCACACAGACCGCGAGTCGTTTCTCGACGTTCAGCACGTCGGCGACCAGATTCGCGGCGGCTTCCTTCTCGGTGATATCCCGTTTCGGTACCACCCCGGCAGTGTGGCCGATGCCTGACGTCCACACACCCGCGCTGCACTGGTAAGGACGCAACCGGCACCCCTCGAGGTCGGCAATCAGCGCGAGCCCTTCCGGCGAGGTGTGAAGCAAACGAAAATCAGGCACCAGTGCCGCCAGCGCCAGCACGACGGCCACACTGCAACGTTTAACGAATGAGCCCACGAATAACCCCCTTATCAATCCCCATCGAGACGAGATAGCGGTATTTCTTTCGCTGGTACCAGAAGTTAACCAGCGCGGTAAAAATGGCGCAGCTTCCCCCGACATAAAGCGCGAGCCGTTCCGGCGTCTGCGTACCGAAATACGCCAGCACCACTGACAGCCAGTAGGTCAGAAAGGTTGTGATTTTATCCACAGTCAGTCCCATAAATTCACGGTCTCCGATACCGGTGCGGTGTCAACTTCAGGCAGACTGACCGCCGTGCCATGTGGCAGGACGACGCCCAGCTCGGCGAGTCCCGGATTAGCCAGCAATACCGCCTCGACCACACCTTCAGTGCGCCCGTAATGGCGCTGACATAACGTGTCGAGCGTGTCGCCCTGATGCGCGAAGATGTTCATCAGATTTGCCCCACGATGCAGCGCGCTTTGTCCTGGATACGGGCAACCGACCAGCGCATGTCACGCCACATTTCATCGATGGTGTCATCGATGCTGTCGGCCTTTTTGTCACCTTTGGCGCTCGCATCAACGCCCCGGTAACGCTCGTACAGCGTCGCGGTCGTCATCGAGCAAACAGCGTTGAAGTAGTGAAAAACCCGCACACTTTCGCCGTCGAGTTCATCCGTCGGCACATCCTCAAGTCGCGCGTAACCGGCGGCGAGCTGAAGGTCGCGCCAGTCGGTTAACTCGGCGTTGGTCTCCGCCATCGCGGTTTTAATCGCCCGGCGCAGACGCACCGGCGTCACGGTCTGCTCGAGGCGCATTTCTTCGCGCATGCGCTTCGGATCAACATCCGGGAAAAAGGCCGTGTTTTTAATCACCGGCTCGTCAACCGGCACCGGCGGGATGACCATCGGGTCGCGCTGTTGCGCCGGGTTATTCATCACAATCATGGTCATGAGTACCTCAGTAAATAGGTGGGCGGTGGACGCCGGTCGCAGTTACGGTGAATCACCGACATTGACCAGCGTGCCGCCCGGCGCGGGGCGCGTTCTGTTAACCGGTGACTTTCTTCGGGCGTCCCCGCCCTCGTTTCACCGGTGAATCTTGTTTTTTCGCGGGTGCCTTTTTCGCGGCTTTCGGCGCCGTTTTTTTGACGACGACCGGTTTCGGGTTCAGCTCACGAGTGAGGGTCTCAATGTCCTTTCTTACCCCGGCGTTGGTGTCGAGCTGTAAGGCGCGTTGCAGGTGCGCCAGTGCATCAGGAAGCTGACCGGCATCACGCAGGGTCAGACCGGTGACCTTATGCAGTCGGGCGCGCACTTCGTCAGGCATATCGGCGGCATCGGTCAGCCCGATGACCTCGAGCAGTTGCGAAGCGTCGACCGGCTCACCGGCGATACGGGCGCGGAGAGCCGCGAGCGCGACCTCTTCGGCCAGCATATAAGGCGCGGGGCGGGAATGATTTTCCGGCATAGACAGGTCAAAACGCAGGGCATAGCGCGCAATCTCGACAGCGCCGGTGATATCCCCCGCATCCAGACGCCAGAGCATCACCGTCATCAGAATGTCATCCTGTGCGCCGGTGCCGCTTTCCAGTACGCCAGCGACCCACGGCAGGTACAGCGGGAGTAATTCGCGTTTTTTATCCGCTTTGCGTTCTTTAGAACGAATCGCTGATAGCGTCCGGCGGTCTGCGGCCAGCTTGACGAGCATTTGCTCGTAAGGTGAGGCATGACGCAGCGGGGCATTGTCCCGCTGCGATGCCCTGACAGCCGAGACCCGCATCGCGTGACGCTGTGCGGGGGTTGCCATCGGTTACGCCTCCACGCCGTCAGTGGTGCCGGTTTCAGCCGGGGAAGTTTCGCCGTCAGCGACAGGCGCGCTGGCCGGAGCGGTGCCGGTCAGAGACTGCATTGCCTTGACCATCTCAGCAGCAAATACCGCCGCGCTGACCGGTTCGGTGGTGGCGGTTTCTTCCTGCTCGAGAATTTCGATATTCTCAATCAGGCAACCGGCCTCGTAGTCTTCGATAACAAAATCGACTTTTACCTGCTCATAGTTCTCCACCTGATCCAGTTTCGGATTCTCGACGATGTGGCGGCGGTGGCCGTCTTCGTACAGATAGATTGAAATGTTATCCAGCGTGGTGATGAAAACGCTGTTTGCCGGGAAGAACGGCGCGCGCACCGCCTGAAGCTGACCGATGGTTTTCTGGCTGATAATCAGCTCACCGGCGAGCTGTTCGCTGTTCGCCTGGAATTTGTTAATCATCGGGAAGTATTTGTCGGTCAGGATACGGCGACCACAGATAACGACCATTTCCGGGTTTTCACGGTGAATTTCCGCGACCAGCGACTCGAAAGCATCCATGACCATCGCGTCGAGGTTGGCGTAATGACCACCCTTATCTTTTGAGCCGATTTTGATGGTGTCGGAAATCACTTTTCCGTCATCATCGGTAATGCAGGACATTACGCGCTCGGGCGCATCGTTGCGGTATTTCTGCAACCAGCCGACAGCCACGTCCTGAAGCAGCGGATTCTGAGCACGGTCAGAAGTCGCCGCCTGGCTCACGCCGTTAAAGCCGATAGTGATGTAATCCAGCGCCTGACGCTTGATGATGGCGTTACGGATTCGGATTTGGAAATCCTGAAAACGCGCCCACAGGTCGAGTTTGTTGTACTTCAGGTGATAGTCGAAGTTCACCGGGTGGCAGAAATAGCGATATGCATCGAGCTTCGCGAAATCAGCGGTTTTACGCTCGACACCTCCGTCGGTGTCAGCGGTGCTGGCAATGGAGCCGGTCACATCGATGCCGACTTTCTCTTCGGTCAGCTCGGAAACGGTCACCATGTTGATGAGCTTCAGGAAGCTGGACGACTGCTGAATTTTGTCAAACAGGGTCTGAGTGACCGACGGCTCGACAGTGAATTTTTTGTCGAGGTCGCTGGCCTCGATGCCGTTCAGTTCGGCGATACGGCTCAGATATTTATTGAATTGAAAACGGGTTTCTTTACGCATGGGTTATGTGTTCCTTCGGGTTTATCAGGGGTTAGCAGTCGGTCAGCGTGGAGCCCGCCGAATCACCGTCGCCACCGGCGCTTAACTTGCGGCGCGGTTGCGTTTTGTCTTCGGTGTTTTCCAGCGTGTTTTTGATGGTGCTGAATTGCTGCGTGGTGGCTGCGGCCTGTTCGTTCAGCGCTTTTTTGACGGCAGCGACATCACTTTCAAGCTGGCTGAAACGCACCTCAGCGCTTTCGCCGCCGGTCTGCACCTGCACGGCGATGGCGGTCACGGCTTCGTGCACGTCACCGAATCGCGCATCGTCGTCAGCCTGTTTACGGCTGAAGATGCCTTTCACGGTGTCGCTGATTTTGGTCAGCAGGTTGTCGGGCAGGTCTTCGAATTCCAGCTCGGCAAGGGTTGCCACTGAGAACAGGTCGCCCGGCTGGTCTTTCTTACCGGCCAGTGGGTTTTGTTGTACGCGGGAGCAGAATTGCAGGTATTCGGTACCGAGGCTTGCCGGGTCATCGGTTACCGCCAGCCCGATGAGGTGACATTTGCCGGTATTGGCAAAGTTCGGGCGAATTTCCATCGAGGTGTAAACCTTCTGGCCTTTCGCCAGCATCGCGAGCAGGTTGTCGAGCGGGGCAATTTTGCCGAACAGCGCCAGCTTGCCGTTGAGTGCCGAGTCGTCGTCGATCACTTGCGCTTTCACTTCCGTGACATCGCCATAGCGGCAAAACGGGCTGTCGGGAATAACGCTGCGGATATGCTCGAGGTTAATGCGACAGCCGTAGACGCGCGGGTCAAAGCCGTCGGCCATGTCCTGAATATCGGTCGCACTGATGACGCGACCGTCGCAGGTGTCACCCTCGACGCCGATGCGAAACCATTTCGAATTTTTTTTAGCCATGAGTCAGGTGTCCTGAGTTGGGTTATCGGGTCGGTTGTAGTTTCCCGACTCAGCCGCTCACCAGCCACCGGTTACAGAAGTGCAACCCCTGACACAACAGGGGGTTAGCGATTCATCCCCCCTGAATCTTTAGCCTTGCCGTGTACTCATCACGGCGAGGTTTTATGACCACTACAACCGACACATCACTACTCAACGATCCGCGACGACAGGCCGCGCTTTTGTTCTGGCAGGGCTATTCCGTGCCACAAATCGCGGAACAGTTGCAGGTCAAGCGCCCCACGGTGCAGAGCTGGAAGCAGCGCGATAAATGGGAAAAAACCGCACCGTTAAACCGGGTCGAGTTCACGCTCGAGGCTCGGCTGATTCAGCTCTATGCAAAGCCTGACCTGACGGCTCATGACTTTAAGGTCGCGGATTTTCTGGCGCGCCAGATGGAACGCCTCGCGCGGGTCAGTCGTTACGGTCAGACAGGTAACGCAGCGGATTTAAACCCGAACGTGGCCAACCGCAACAAAGGGGAAAAGAAGAAGCCGAAAAAGAACTTTTTCAGCGAAGAGGCTATCGACAAGCTCGAAGAGATTTTCCTCGACCAGTCTTTCGACTATCAGCTCGAGTGGTGGCGCGCGGGGCTGGCGCACCGTATCAGGCACATCCTGAAATCACGACAGATTGGAGCGACATTCTACTTTGCGCGAGAGGCGCTGTTACAGGCGCTGAAGACCGGCCACAACCAGATATTTTTATCGGCCAGTAAGACACAGGCCTATGTATTTCGAAAATACATCATCGCCTTTGCCCGACTGGCTGGCGTCGAGCTCACCGGCGACCCGATTGTGCTCGGCAACAATGGCGCGGAGCTGATGTTTCTCGGCACCAATGCCAACACGGCGCAGAGCCACAACGGCGACCTGTATGTCGATGAAATTTTCTGGATCCCCAACTTCCAGAAGCTGAAGCGCGTTGCCGGTGGCATGTCTTCACAGGAGCATTTGCGCACGACCTATTTTTCGACCCCCTCATCGCTGGCGCACGGTGCCTATCCGTTCTGGTCGGGTGAACAGTTCAACAAGGGACGCTCAGACAAGAGCGAGCGCGTCGATATCGATATCAGTCACGCAGCACTCGCGAAGGGTGTCGCTTGCCCGGACGGCCAGTGGCGGCAGATTGTCACCATCGAGGACGCACTCGCTAAAGGGTGCACACTGTTTAACATCGACACGCTGAAGCGCGAGAACAGCGTCGATGAGTTCCGTAATCTGTTTATGTGCGAGTTCGTCGACGATAAAGCGTCGGTATTCCCGTTCGAAGAGCTGCAACGCTGCATGGTCGACAGCCTCGAGAAATGGGAGGACTACACGCCATTTGCCGACCGGCCTTTCGGTCACCGCCCGGTGTGGATTGGTTACGACCCGTCATTACGCGGCGACAGCGCCGGGTGCGTCGTCATCGCGCCGCCAGTCGTCGCCGGTGGACGATTCCGAATCCTCGAGCGCCATCAGTGGAAAGGGATGGATTTTGCTCAACAGGCCGAATCCATTCGCGAGCTCACGCAGAAATATACCGTCGAATACATCGGCATCGATGCGACCGGGCTCGGACAGGGCGTTTTCCAGTTAGTGCGCTCATTCTACCCGGCAGCGCGTGAAATCCGCTACACGCCGGAAATGAAAACCGCAATGGTGCTGAAAGCCAAAGACACCATTCGCCGCGGTTGCCTCGAGTACGACGTCAGCGCGACCGATATCACGCAGTCGTTTATGTCTATCCGCAAAACCATGACCAGCAGCGGGCGCAGCTCGACCTATGAGGCCAGCC